GAGGGTAAAGTAGACCGTTTTCTACTATACTTTGATCTTGAGGGTTATACCTTAACATAACATTTGTTTCATCTGGTACGTGTTTCCATACAATATATCTACAGGTTCTGAATTGTGCACCTGTAATTGATTCAGTAGCAACGTTAGATCCTGAGGTTAGAAGAGCTAGGTTTACTGGCTTATCTAATTCTACAAGAAGTACAGAACTAGTTACGTTATTTAAACTACCAGATTGTCTAACACTTTTAATAGTATATTCAAATAACTCATCCCAACCAAGTGAAGATGTGTTGTACAAAGACACTCTATCTCCAGTTTGTAGTGTGAAAGGTAAAATCACAGGAGGTAGTGATGAACCTGCCCAAGCTGGATCAGATGTTGATTGGAATGTAATTGGACCAAGCGAACTATTGTAATAGTATGACATAGTACAGTTAAACACCAATTCATTAGACTGAGAAAGGAAATACACACAGGCTTGTGAGCTAGATATTTCTGTTGTATAATATGTGAATGTAGTTGCACCACCACCAGCGCCGCCTCCACCAGTTCCTCCAGTTATATTAGTTATCGATATACCACAATCAGGATATATTCCAGAACAACCACTGCCAGGAGGCCAGTGAGCACCAGCATATCCGCTTCCACCATCGCCGTTTCCAGTATTAGACCAACCAGATAATATTGGGCCAAATTCAGTAACTCCACTTTCTTGAGAAGATAATATAGTTATAAAAGCAGTTTGTGGAGTACCTGAGCAATTTCCTAAAGCAATATCAAAATTACTTGTTACTTCTAAAATAATTCTAGGATGAGTTCCAGGAGTTCCTGTATAAGAAGCAGAAATGTAAAATTGATAATCACTAGTTCCTCCACAAGCAGATCCAGGTTCTATTTCATTTTCTACTACCCACCAAGAAAGACTATAATTATTAGGATCTAAATATCCAGATGATGGAGATAAACCAGATCCTTGTGTAATTGTAATTCTATCAGGTTTATTTAATTTAAACACTTGACTTGTAGCCGATCCACTTAAGTTATGTAAGATAGGAAGATATCTCCAACCGCCTTCATATATTTCTAGATCTGGATTATTGGCTAATTGTTGCGTGTATGGATTTGATTCATCATAATCAAATAGAGATATATTAGTAGTCTCTTGAGACTTATACAAGTTTTGAACAGTAAATATATTCTTGTTTGCTTTAGTTAAATCAAGTACGTTTTGATTGTTATCAATAACATATTTAATTTGAGCATTGGACCTATTTGGTAAGAATAATGATGCAGAATAAATGTCTACGAGATATGCATATTGATATTTGATTTTATCAATAGCAGCAGTATCACCATATGAAATATTAGCAGGGCTTTCTGTATTATATTGCGCACTTATTGTTTTTGATCCTCTATACCTTGGTATTACAGACCTTTCCAAATTATAGTTATAGTCTTGTACTTGAGCGTACGGACTATTAGGATTCGTATATGTTGCGTAATTATTTACTTGAGACGCACTAATAGACTGTGTTACTATACCATAGTTTACTGGTATTAATTGATCTGAATTGTAGTCAAGATCAAACAAATCAACAGATCTAACAGATGCAGTTATATTTTGATAGAGTGCTCCTAAGTTTACTTCAATAAAACCTGAACCAGTCCCTGGTAAGTTAGATGGCTCTTTTTGGTTAAAAGCCTCTCCATCACTAGCTACTATCTTAGACCCACTAAATTCACCGTTGTATAGTTCAATATTTTGTGAGCTAGTATATGAAGCCGGTCCTAAAGGAGTTGTTACAAATCCAGCCCAATAAGCAGATCCAGAGATAGCACCACCAGGTCCAGCATCTACAGTTAACATATCAATTGACTGTGAATAGTCATTGAATGACATAGACGGCTCGTGACGAGGATACTTATTCCTCTCTAACATGTGAGATTTGATAATGATGCCAGTAGAAACATTTGCTCTTGCTGGAACAAAATCTTTAACTAGTTTAAATAGAGAGTTGTTGTAGAACTTTAACAAACGAACATATTCCCAAATACTATTAGGTTGTGTATAACTTGCAAAGTAAGCATTACTAGCACTAACTAATGGTTCATAAGATGCTGAGTATAAATAACCAGGAGATCCTATCAATTGGTTGATGCTAAATAAACCTTGTGACGCTGTAATATTAGCATTAATTACATCAGCAGGAGAGAATCCTATCTCTAAGTTTGTACTATTTAATCTATTGTTATTAGTATAATACTGTAGTGTTGTATATGGAGATAGAAGAGAAGAAGATAGTTCTAAACTACCTGTAACATTTCCATTAGATCCAGTTACAATATATACTTTAAAGTCTGATGAGTTTAGATCAATAACACCATCTAAAGAAGAGGTAGGATTTCCTCCAAACTCTCTTACTGTTAATATAGATTCTGGAATACCGAAAGTAGAGATTAGAGCTTTAACTCCTCTTTCTGTACCTTTTGTTTTAAGTAAGTAAGGTAAGTTGTGATAAAGTCTTTTATATAGCTCGTCTTGTATAGTGGCTGCAGCTAAAGTCTGTAGACTAGAAGTAACGTAGTTGGTAATTATCTCAGACCCAGTTGGAGGAAGTAGAGAACCATCTTGGTTGATACCAAACAACGTATAATAAAGGTTATCTGATACGTTAGTGTTTGTATACAGTTGCATACCAAAGCCGCGTAATGCGTCAGCCACGAGGTCCAATGATATACCTGTATCAGGATTATTTGTAGCGTTATACCTATTAGATACATCTTTATAGTATACCCAAATATTGTCAAAGTGTTGACCAATCATGTCAATGAAAGTAATGTATCTTCCATTTGACGAATCATCTAGTATGTATTGAGGTATATAATTCCTTAATATGTCTTTATTAGTAGCATCATAATAAGAAGCACTAAATAAAAGAGATTGCGTAGTTGCTGTAGGTATAGTGTTTGGTCCACCTAAGAAATTACTAGCCTCAGAAGAAGAAACTGAGTATAACTGAAATGGCTGAGTCGTATTTCTTTTAGGCCATGCCCAACTAGATGAGTTAAAGTATAAGAAGTACTCGTATATATCAAAGTTTCTTATAATATTATCAATTCTTGATTGAATAGCACCAATACTAGCTGAGGCAATTGGAGCGGTGCCAGATCCACCTATAATAGCTTGTTGCGCAGCTAAATCAATACTTGCTGTTTCAATTAATTCTAACTTGTATACGAAGTTTTTTACTCTTTCTGTTGCAGATGAGAAGTGTATAAAGTTGTTAAAGCTAGAATAGTCTACATTGATGTCTACAGACCTATCTTGATAATAACTTAGTAATTTTTGAAAAGATGATGTAACAGGACTTGCTAATAATGCATCGTAGTTATAGTAAGGTGTTGTTTGACCGTTTTTTGTATTAACTATTACATTATAATTAGGTCCTCTTAAACCATTAATATCTTGCTGTGGATCTACTTGAACTTGAATGTCAACATTAAAGCTAACCGACTCAGCTACTTTATCTACGATCCAAAGTTGTGTTTTAAGGTCAAACTCTGTAGGTAAAGGTTCATAGAGTTTAATTAGTAGATAAGTTCCTTCTTCATCTTCTGTTAAAGCTACATTATTTGCAGTAATAACTTGATTATTACCAAAGTTAAGATAGAAAATTGGAAAATAATTCTTTGTAGCAATATAACCTTGATATTGATTAAAACCATCTCTGATAGAAGCGTCTGCTAATACTTGAGATGCTAATTTTAATTCTGTTCTTGTTTGTGATATTTCTTTAATCCAATAGAATGTACCAAACTGAGAATTGAACAACTTCTTATAGAAGTTATATTGCACAGTAAGACTCCCTCTATTGAATCCTCTATTCTTTAAATCCCTTTCTGGATCAAGGGTTAGGGCAGAATATGTATTGTTTTGTGGATTGTTTAGTAAGAATGGATAATAATCAAAAGCATCATAGTCAACATCTAGAAGCTGTGATGATTGATCATAGATATACAGCTCTAAATAATCACCATCTTGCCCAAAGCTAGAATTAATGAAATTAGAAGTAACTAGCGCTCTATCTTGAGGTGTTAACTCAACAGGTTGTACACCTTCGCCAGAATATATTATATTAACTAATTCCATTATATAAGACTATTAATATCAGTAAACGATTGGTTCAAATCTAAAAGTTGTTGGCGAAGTGAGTTGATCTCTTCAATTAATGCTTGTTTTTCTGCATCTATAACTGAACCTCCGATGTATTGTTGGCTTTGTTCGACAAGATATGTGTGTGAGTTAATAGATCCAGATACCGGTATTTCAAAAAATAAGTCTTGATAATATTGAAAAAATTGATCTACTGTTATAGTAGGCTCTTCATCTACTACTACTGGTGTTAACAATTCACTAAATTCTGTGCTAACAGCTTTAGTGTATGTATTGATACCGTATATTTCTTTTACTAGATCTATATTTGCCATTACCTAACTACTTTAAATATAAGATTATTATCTATTTCCCAAGACTCACCATCTTGTAAATCAGTTCTGATAAGTACCTTATAATATCTTTCTGGTTCAAGACCATTCATATACATATCAAAATAACTACTTGTTGCATCACAACTAATCTTTGTATACGAAGTGTCAAAATTAACTATCATATCTTCTGTTTTGGCATCTTGAAGTGCCCAATAAGAAGTTCGAGGAAGTGCTTTATTTGTTGTATATAAAGAAGCTGTAGTAAATACTCTAGTAGGATATTTGTCTCTAGCGTTAATTCTCATTTTGAATTTATCCGTACCGTATTTGTAGGTGTTTGTATTATTACCTAATGTAACTACAGTGTTTGTATTATTGATTACTGCTAAGCTTCCTGTTAAGTAAGAACTATCATCCCACCTCATTTCAAGAGTTGGAGGATAGATGGTGTGAGTATCTACTGAAAAGAAGCTAAGTGCAATATAACTATTAGGATTGTTTTCAATTGCTTGAGGGTGTTTAATTATAAACCCATCATTAGCAGATCCAGAAAACCAAGAATTAACTATTGGTGTAACATTAATATCTATATCTTTGTTATCTTTGTAACCAAATGACTGGCTTAAAAAGCTACCTGTCCAAGAACCTCCACCAGGAGTTAGATAGTATTGTGGGTTTGGCCAGTTAGTAGTAGTTGAAACAAATGATGCAGTGTTATACCAGTTTACACCGTTTCTAGTCTCTGGTTGATCAGAAAGTTTACCAGTTCCCATTGTCCAACTACCAGAAGCTCGTGCTACTAATAAGTCATAGGTTGTCGTTAAGTTTTCTGCTGTGGCTAAAAATAATCTTAAGTTGGTTTGATAAGATCCTGTTGTAAGATTTTTAATTTTATCCAGATCTGAATCGCTAAACAATACAAGAGTTCGTCTAATATTATCTTGTAGTAGAGGCTCTGTAGGAATTGGGTCTACAAAATAGTTTAGAGGGGTGTCACTGTTTTTTACAGTAACTTCTAATATCTCATCAAGGCCTGTATTTCTAGCAGGCTCTTTAGAGTACATTGTAGCGTCAGCAGAAGCAAATATTTTATATACGGCCATTTCTTTATTTTTACATTGTTACAACACGACCTTGAATATCTTGCTTAGGATATTTAACTTCAAATATAGACGGGTCAAGTGAAGGATAAATAACGCCATCTAAAGTACCAGCTTGAATATCATAAGCATACTTAGAATAGCCATTAGCAACTCCTGTTTTATTTACAATATTAACTGATTTTACTGTTTGAACTCCTTCAATTTGATCTAGTATTGAATATATGTCTCCTAAAATAATAGGCTCATTAATTTGCCAATTATCTACATTGAAATAATCTTGTAAAGCTAAAATAGATCTTGCAATAACGTCTTGGCTAGTGTAATTAGGTCTAATAATAATGTCAAAATTACAAGCAATGTTTATAATATATGCCGGTTTGATGTTTACAGCATCAGTCAACATACGATAGTCTTTCAAATATGTTTGCACATTTTGTAGCATAGCAGGAGATGGTACATCCAATTGTCCATCACTGTTTAAGCCAAGGATGTATAAACTAACTGAAAGAGGATCCATTTGACTTGAATACTGGTTCATATAGTTTCTAAAAGTAGCATCATCTTTTGTTATGTAGGCTTTTGCTACTTCACCATATTGAGAAGGCATAGACATTACTCTTGCCAAATAATCTTGTTGAGTTACAGCACGAAGCTGAGATGGGAATTGTGCTGCTATATTAAATCTAAGTTGTTCAACAGAATCTCCGTCACCTCCACCAGCAGCTGGTTCTGTATTATTAACAACAATAGTGTTTTGATAAGTTGTATTTCCTGATACAGTATACGATACTATCTCAGTTAATTGATTAGATAATACGTTTGCAGAAGCGCCGCCACCTACAAGATACTGGAATGTAATTGAAGTATTCTTAGGAGCAAGACCATAAGTTTCAGTAGTTACAAAATTAGTTGGATCAAATGAGCTTGATAGTGTACTTAAACCACCACCTGTTAAACCAACACTAACTGCATTTGGATTAGGTATGATAGCAGTATCAGCAACAGCGTTAATACCAGAACCAAACTCTATATCTAATGATCCATCTATACGGAACCTAGAAACAAAACGTCTAGGAACAATCAGCTTTTGGATCATATATGGAACCTGATTCTGGAATTGATACAAACTAGGGTAGTTGGCTGCTGTATTCTGAACTGGGTTTAAAATGTAATCTTGAGCAAGATAAGGCACTTCATACCAAGTATTACCATTAGCATCTTTAGCTTCAAGAA